CGTTTTGGTTTCGCCCGCTGGCGTACCGTCATAAAACTTTATAGTGCCGATATTATTACTGGCATCATCATCAGCGCCGGGGATATCCCCCTGAAAAACAATTGAATTTGTTTCCTGCTGGTAACCTTTGCTCTCAATGCTTACCAAGTGGGAGGCTATAATCAGATGGTCTTTCGTAAGCAGGATCTTATCTCCAAGGCGCACCTTAATATCTGGCAGGGGGCTGACTACTATACCGACCTGGGGACCTAAATATGGCCGGTTGTCACGTTCTTTGAACAGCTTTGCTAGCTCTACTATACCATCCATCTACACCACCCCCAGGCCTAGCTGCATGGTGTGGACGCCTTTCTCGACAGTATGAGTTACATCTTTGATAAGGTACTGGCCTTTAAGCCCGGTAATGGGTTCCTCTACTTCGATAATCCTGCCGGCGCGGACCTCATCGGCCCCGGGCACCTCGAAGCTTATTTCCTCGAATACCCGGCCCAGGTCCTTTAGCAAGTTGGCCGCTATTTGTCTTGCCTGCCCCTGTTCTTTTTCGTCTATGCTATGCACTTTTTGAAGCAGACCATAACGGGCTATAAGGCTTTCGTCCCTTATCTCGGCTACCACTTTATCATCGCAGACAATTTTGATGCTGTTTCGCATCTCCTCGATGCTCCGCGTCCGGGAGGGGTTACTTATGGCAGCAGTCACAGGCACCGGCGCGATGTTGGGCGCCAGCTGGAACATCGGCTTAACCACAAGGTCCTGCTGATGTTCGATATACAATTGGCCCAGCCGCATCTCCATGCGGTACTTGGTCCCCAGTGCCTTCTCGGCCTGGCTAAGGATATCTTTTATAATGTCACTGACCACTTCCCCGTTATAGATTTTTTTAACAGGGTAAGGTATCCCTACTATAGACCCGACCGGGACATTGAAATCGCTAAGTATTTTCCTAATCGCCTGGTCGGCCGGTATACCGTTGAACTGATATATTTCTTCCGACTTATTAAGATAAAAAGCATAGTCAAAGCAGGTATAAGTCTTTTCCCCGCGGCCGTTCCCGTTCCCGTGCTCTGTGACAACAACACCCCTGAAAATTTCATCCTGATTTCGCAGGACTATCAAATAAGCCAGGTCTACCGGGTTGATGGGAAAAAAGCGGTCATCGTTGAAAGCTACGGTAAAGTCGAGCTTTACACCCAGCTCATCAACATGACTCTGCCAGCTGATTTTTCCGACCAGGGGAGTAATGTCATACTGCTTGTCGGGCGTTATACAGTAAAGGCGGTGCATTGTTATACCCCCTGGACCTGGACAAACTTAAACTCGCTTAGGGTTATTGAATAATAAACATCGCCGGATCCATCTTTTAAGCCGTAATTAAATTCATCTATTGTGGCCGCCATGTTAATTTCGGCCTCTGGTATTACCAACCTTACCGGCAGCCGGCGGTCCCGGAATTCCTCAAGCACCCGGACATACTCCCAGGCTTTATAGGTATTATCTCGGTTGAAAGGGTATTCCTTGGCCGGGAAAAAGCTCTGCCAGGAGATAGACTTTAAACCCCGGAGGCCAATTAGTTTAATGTCGCCCTGGCTGATAGTGGTATAGGTTTCGTTATTGAAGGGGCTTTCGACCTGGAATTCTTCCGGGATTACCGGGATTCTTAATACCCGTTCGCGGTTATTGATGCTGATGAAGATATCCACGGCCGGCCACCCCCTACATGTTGGCCAGGGCCAGCTTCAGTTCCGGGATTAGCTCATTCATTATCTGCCTGGCGCTCTTATCCTGGGCGTTGATATAGATGGTGATATTATTGCGGCCGTTGTTGTTTATTGTCTCGTTATATTGCCGATTTTCGGCAGCCGTCAACACCCGCTCGCCGCGGTGAAGCTCGGCTATATAGTTATCGTGAGGCACGTAGGCTAGCCCTGAAGCATGGCTGCCCTCAATCTGCCTGAAGTCGCCCATGCTGGCGGTGCCAACTTCAATATTTGTACCCTTAGCTTTAAACCATTTAGACAGCCAGCCCCAGGCCCTTTTGATAGCTGCTGTTACCTTATCGAAGTTCTTTACCAAAACATATATGCCCGCCGCCAGACCGGCCACTGCCACGATGACCGCCCCAATAGGATTGGCCGCCATCGCAGCGTTCCAGGCCCACTGGGCGGCCCGGATAATACCTATAGCTCTGGAGCCCGTCAAAGCAGCTGCAGTTTGGTATTCTAGCCATGCGCATTGTATGGTCAAGAGGGCATTTGAGGCTATAGTCGCTATATTATGCGCCCTTTGGGCAACTGTCGTCGCTATTACTACCGCTTTATGAGTTGCATATGCTGCGGTTAATCCGGCAAGTACCGGGGTAAAAGCGGTTATGGTGTCTTTAAGAAAGTTTATTGCATTAGGTATTTCGTTTATTGCAGCTGCTAGGCCTTCGCTCCACCTGGTAAAAGTTCCTTCACTCTGCCATCTCTGTAGTACATCACTCACCTGAAGGGCTTTGGTTTTTACTGTATCGAAAAAGCTTCCTGCTTTGATAGTCCCATCTGCGCTGATGCCGGCTATTTCGGCCAGGGCAGTTTTATAGATGCCCGAAACCGTGCTCATAACACCTTTGAAAGTTTTGGCCTGCCGCTCCATCCCGCCCTTGAAACGCTCTTCCATCAAAGAGAAAAGGGCCTTGTTAAACCTTTCCTGGTCAACAATCTGGCCCTTATTGTTTACAATCATATGGCCACGCATTATCTTCGCAGCATGGTCCACAATCATCTGTTTTGTAATGCCATATTCTTTAAGGCGTTCAAGTTCACCTGTCTGGGCATCGGCCACGGCTTCAACCGCCTGCATAATGTCGGTATTCATAACCCCGGCCATATCGCCAATAGCAGGCAATATCTTCTTTGCCTCTAGACCGTAGGATTGGAGCCTGACGGTAGCTTCCACAATTGATCCAGTCTCAAAGGGTGTCCTGTTAGCAAAGTCAACCGCCCACCTCATTGTCTCGGCGGCCTTTTGGGTATCCTTCATTACAACTTCTAGAGTGTTACGATATCCCTCCAAAGAAGAGGCCTCGCTAATCATCCGCCCGAACAGACCACTGGCAGAACTTATCCCAGCATAAGCAGCAGCCGCCCCTACCAAAGTCTTGCCCAGGTCGCCCACCCTGGACCCCGCGTTCCGCACAGCATTTTCAAAAAAAGCCATATCAGTTGCAGCTTTTCGGCTGGACCGGCGAAAATCTTCAAAGCCTCTGGTACTCCTACGCATCTTCGTGCGGAAGTCATTATCTTTGATGGTCAGGATAGCGCCGATGCTCTTTTTGGCCACTGCTGCTCACCGCCTTAACTAAAAGGAGAGGTAACGGGCGTATTACCTCTCCTTCGGGTTCTCAAATTCATATGCCATGCTTGCCAAGTAAAACAACTTTTCCTGCTCGGACAAATTAAGCAGGGACCGTAAATCATGCCCCCGCTGCAGGTAATGATGGTACATATAGAAGAGGTCGTCTGCCTTGATTAGTTTTTTAGGTCTTCGACCACCTTAACTGCGCCGTCGCCATAGCCGGCCATTTCAACAAGCGTTTTTGCAATTTGAGCTACCTCACCGGGCTCAAAGATTGCGTCAACGATTTCTAATGGCTGGGTACAGCTATAGGCGGCCTGAAGGTCGGGATTTTTAAGCGGGGGATCTACTACACATTCATAGACAAGATAAGCATCCCCCTCATTGGACCCCATATCAAGGGCGTCCAGGCAAAGAGCCCGACTGGGCTTTTCTACTGTAATTTCCCCATCAAGGCTCTTAATATAAAGCTGTTTCCTTACTTTTTTCTGTTCTTTCCTCTTTTCCGCCTGGGCAATTAAATCGCTAAGTTTAATTTGGGCCATTAATTAACCCTCCTGCACCGGTATTAAGTCCGGGAATTCAACATCGCTAGGCGTAAAGCCAAACGGGAATTCCCGCTCCAGCTTCTGCCCCATCTCAAACTGCATTAAGGTGAGTTCGTTAAACCAAACATTGTTGATTACTACCCGCTCGCTGGCCTTGCCCTTGGTGTCAGGATCGGCCAACTTACCTACCAGCTGACTGCGGGGGTCCACTCCCTGTTTCCAGGCGTTGAGAAGCTTCTCGATACCCCGGGAGAATACCTTCTTAATCTTGAAACTGCCCTCACCCTTCATGTTAGTTATCTTGCTGTCAACATCCAGGGAGCCAGCCATTTGGACGTCCTCACGGTTGGGAGTAATTTTAGCCTCGAAGCTTTCAACCTCAAAGATAAGCTCCCCATCCCACCAAAGTTTACCAAAGGTACCGGTAATAACCCGGTTGCCGGGTATCTTATTAGCCATCTATTACCCTCCCCTCTTACATGTAAATGGCGAACTGCAGGTCCTCTATGGCGTCCAGGAACTTGACATTTGCTTTTGCAAATACCTTGGACCCGGTATTATATTCCTTGATTTGCTGCTCGCTGAGAGCAGAAACATCAATGCCTTTACCCATCAGGTAAAGTCGCTGAGCGTCAACGTCTATTTCAGTTAGGTTGTCATAGTTGGGATCCAAAACGTCTAGCCGCTCTAATTCTTTAAAGTAGGCATTTACAGCGGCGAGGAATAGCACTTTGTTGTCATAATGATTGACAACCTTACCGACATAATAATTTTCAAAGGTATTCCGGATATCATCCCGGACCATATCCACGCCTTCAACAATTTTTATCTTCTTAAACTCCTCGCCTTTAGTGGCCGTGGTGGTCGTAAGAGAGTTAACCGCACGGCCAATCTTATAAGGTCCATTGATATCTCCAATAAGGATTAGTTTGCCGGCATCAATATCGGCGTCCGGGTCCGCGCTCTCCGTAATGCTTTCAACTTCCGGAAGCGCATAATAAGTTGCGCTTCTGTCTAACGACAAACCGGCCAGGATACCTGCTATCCTTGCGCAATACTCGGCAGTGGTATAGGTCTTTTCACCAACTTTAATATCATCAGTCGCAAAGTTAATGATGCCTTCATGGTCGGCCGCGTAATTAGGGAGAACTGCTTTAAAGGTCTTGTGGTAATTATCCCGCTGGGTTTTTATCCAGGTGGCTATGTTAGCAACTTCGGCCGTCTGGATACCAGGGATAGCCAGGTAGTTCCACTTCTTATTCTTCAGCCGGTCCAGGGCGGCGTTGTAATCAGTAGCCGTCGTCGCCAGTCGTTCAACAATGACCTTAGATGGTATCCCCAGGAAGGCTTTCTCAATGTAATCCTTGTTGGTGGCCGTCCAGTCGGCCGCGTCAATCTCGTCGATGCTGCCATAAATCTTCGTATCAAAGGTCATATCGGTATCGTCCTTCAGGATTAAGGCCACAATCCCCCGGGCGCTGCGCTGGATAGCCGTAGTGCCTTGGGTCTTAAACTCAATCAAGATTTCCGGCAGTCCCATTTAAAACTCCTCCTTTACTTCAAGTTCACGCATAGGTTCGACTTGGCCTTCAATGTAACCCAATTCCTCATCGGGTAAAATAACTTCTATCTCGCCCGTATCTAGATTGATGGTAATGCCATCTTTGCTATCAATAAAATCAAGATTAAACTTAAAATGCAGGACCCCCTCGACAACTTCCGGCTCTTTGTCCTGGATAGTAATGCTGCGGTCCTGGATGGTAATCTTCAGGTCAAAGAGTTTCTCTAATTCTTCGGCAACTGTCCATAAATCGCCGTAGGTCTTGGCGGCTGAAAAATAGTGAACATCTATCATCAAGGTCTTTTGAACATGAGCGATACTAATTGGCCGCGAAGATACCGGCAGGAGCTGCACAAAAAAAGCCGGCGCCTTTACGCCATGCTCTACATCTTCTTCTCCATAAATGCTATAAGTAGGATACTTCGCCCTGAGTTTACCGATGATTGCCTCCCGAATATCGTTATAGGTCATACTTCCAGCTCCTTAACCAGCTCGTTGTACCACCGCTCAACCTCGAAAGGCATTTCCTTGTTGTACTCGTTAAATGATATCTCTAGCATATGCCGGCCGGGGACGAAACCAACAACCTTACCGCCCTTATTTAGTTTGCCGCCAACAACCATCTTATGGCCGTATTCAATCAGGTGGGCATGGGGCGCCGTGGACCTTACTTCTATCTGCATCTCGCCCCCCTTAATTTTAGGTTTGGTCTTGCGCCAGCTTCTACGGAGCTTTTTAGTTTCGCCTACCGGCGTCCGTTCCCGGACCTTTTTTAATAGCTTGGTAGCCTGGGCATTCAAAAATTTCGCAGCTTGTTCCGGGTAAACCTGGATAATTTTCTTTACCGCGGCATTATAATCTTCAATCCCAAACACCTTTACCGGCATTAGGCATCTTCCTCTACACACATAAGCTGCATTTCCCGGTGTCTCTCATCAACGTCAATAACGGCCTGGATATGGAATACACGTCCGTTATAAAGCACCCTCATGCGAGGATTAACCCCGGCCAGGTACCTGATGCGGATCCGGGTGGTGAGTTCGGACTGGATAGCGTTAGACTGGAGGTATTCGCGGCCTCGCAAAGGCTCAACGGCCGCCCATACAGTAGCGAAAGTTTCCCACTTGGGGACCGTTTCGCCTTTCTCATTTATAATTTCGGTAGCTTTTTGGATAGTCACCCGGTGCCGCAAAGCGCCTGCATTTATGCCGGTGCCACCAAAACCATAGGTTCTTGAACTACTCGACGAAACATAGTCTTTATAATTCATTAAGAACCACCTCTATAGACTTGCTGCCGTCGACGTAGACAGAACCCGCCTGATCCTGGTAGCCCGTTTTTGTTACGATATAGTCCAGATCGATGTCCGGAGTGGCCACCGTGAAGATAGCTACACCCCTGGAATTGGTCAACTTCTCGACCTCGCCAGCGGTTATCTTAGCATCCCTTACCGGTATGCCTGCGCTTGTAACAACATTAAAGATCACTGCATACGAGTTATAGTCTTCGGCCAGCGCCAAACGCGCCTTAAGCATTTCATAAGATACCATAAGTCGATCGGCAGAACGGTCATTATAATCAAAGCTAGCTCTACAATAATTAATGATGGCCAGCTTTATTAGCGGGTCCGTCATATTTTGCGCCTTATCTGC